ATGGCGGCTGTGTGACACACGAGCCGTCGATTTCAACCTTCTTGCTCCCTCCAATTCTGAGAGGAATCATCAAGCCAAGATGAACAAGGTGCACGTCGACATCGATGAGGAGAGTCCTTTCCTCAAATCGTTGCAGCGTGCCTTCCCTTCACTTGAGATTGAAGCGAAGCAGGTCACTGCCAATGACCATGCTTGTGCCAGAGCATTTTCGCATCTGGCTACCAAGTTAATTGAGCAAGAGGTTGACAAGGACACGCTCATCCTGGACATCGGCAGCGCGCCAGCCAGGAGAATGATGTCCGATCATAAATACCACTGCGTATGCCCAGTGCGCAGTGCTGAAGATCCAGAACGATTGGTGGCTTATGCTAAGAAGCTGGCTGATGCCGCTGCTGTGGTGTTGGACCGTAAAATCTCTCAGAAAATCCATGATCTAAACACGGTGATGGCCACCCCCGACAGTGAGAGCGATACGTTCTGCCTACATACAGACGCAACGTGTCGAATGGGGGCAGAAGTGGCGGTCTACCAAGACGTGTACGCAGTACATGCTCCAACCTCGCTGTATTTACAGGCGGTGAAAGGGGTGCGAACCGCGTACTGGATTGGGTTCGATACAACACCGTTTATGTTTTCGGCTATGGCCGGAGCATACCCATCCTATGCCACCAACTGGTCAGACGAGCAGGTCCTTCAAGCACGTAACATAGGTCTGTGTGCAACAGATCTGACTGAAGGCAGAACGGGCAAGCTGTCGATCCTCAGGAAAAAGATGCTGCGACCTAGCGACACCTTGATGTTCTCTGTGGGTTCTACACTGTATACAGAAAGCAGAAAACTGCTGAAGAGTTGGCACCTACCTTCGACGTTTCATCTGAAAGGCAAACAGTCGTTCACCTGTCGCTGTGACACGATAGTCTCCTGCGAGGGGTACGTCATGAAGAAGATCACCATGTGCCCCGGCCTGTATGGCAAACCCGTAGGATACGCTGTCACACACCATGCAGAAGGTTTCCTGGTGTGTAAGGTCACGGACACCGTTAAAGGGGAACGTATGTCGTTCCCAGTTTGCACATACGTGCCATCTAGCATCTGTGACCAGATGACCGGAATCATGGCTACTGAGGTGACGCCTGACGATGCGCAGAAGCTGCTGGTCGGACTTAACCAGAGAATAGTTGTCAACGGGAGAACCCAGAGGAACACAAACACTATGAAGAACTACCTCCTGCCGGTTGTCGCTATGGCTTTCAGCAAGTGGGCCAAGGAGTACAAGGCCGATCTGGACGACGAGAAACCATTAGGAGTTAGGGAGCGCAGTCTTACGTACTGCTGCCTGTGGGCATTTAAAACGAGAAAAACGCACACGATCTACAAGAAGCCTGACACGCAGTCAATTGTGAAAGTGCCGTGTGAGTTCAACTCGTTCATTGTCCCTAGCCTATGGTCGTCTAACCTCTCGTTGCCAATTAGAAGGAGAGTCAAGTTGTTTTTAGCTAAGTCAGCTACTCGATCAATAGTTGAACGCAAGCTTGACTCAGCTGATGCATTGGCGGCAGAGAGTGAAGAGCTTGAAAGGATCGAAGCGGAGAAGACCCGTGAGGCTCTGCCTCCTTTAATCGCGTCGACCACTGAAGACTGTCGTGAAGTCGACGTCGAAGAACTTGAATATAGGGCTGGAGCAGGGGTTGTGGAGACACCCCGTTGTGCTCTGAAGATTACAGCGCAACCAGGGGACGTGACTATCGGCTCCTACATTGTGCTGTCCCCCCAGACAGTGTTGAAAAGCTGCAAACTGCAACCAGTGCATGCATTGGCCGAGCAGGTTAAGATCATCACCCACTCAGGGAGATCTGGTAGGTACCAGGTGGAAGGTTACGACGGGCGGGTTCTGCTACCATGCGGCGTTGCCGTCCCAACCCAAGAGTTCCAGGCACTGAGCGAAAGTGCGACCATGGTCTATAACGAGAGAGAGTATGTGAACCGTAAATTGTATCACATCGCTCTACATGGTCCTGCACTGAACACGGATGAAGAGAATTATGAAAAAATTCGCGCCGAACGAGCAGAGACCGAGTACGTGTTTGACGTCGACAAGAAGCAGTGTGTGAAACGTGAGGAGGCCACAGGCATAGTACTTACTGGAGAACTTACCAACCCGCCGTTTCACGAGTTCGCCTACGAGGGACTGAAAAGAAGACCGGCGGCTCCTTATAAGATTACTACTGTAGGCGTTTTCGGTGTACCAGGTTCCGGAAAATCCGCTATTATCAAAAATCTGGTGACAGCGGACGACCTGGTCACTAGTGGAAAGAAGGAAAACTGCACGGAAATTACTACAGATGTCAAGCGTACTCGCGGATTGGACATCACCGCGAAAACTGTCGACTCCATCCTGCTGAATGGGGTCCGTAAGAAAGTCAGAGTCCTGTTCGTTGATGAGGCGTTCGCCTGTCATGCCGGAACGTTGCTAGCGCTTATTGCGCTGGTTCGCCCAACTGAGAAAGTGGTACTGTGCGGAGACCCGAAACAGTGTGGATTCTTTAACCTGATGCAGCTGAAAGTCAATTATAATCACAACATCTGTACGACGATCTGCCATAAGAGCATTTCTAGACGCTGTACACCAGCGGTAACCGCGATCGTCTCAACACTACATTATGGGGGAAAGATGCGTACGACCAACACGCGCAATAGCCCTATAATCATAGACACTACTGGACAGACAAAACCCAAACGCGGAGATCTTGTGTTAACATGTTTCCGTGGATGGGTAAAGCAGTTGCAACTTGACTATCGTGGACACGAGGTCATGACCGCGGCTGCTTCTCAAGGACTGACTAGAAAAGGGGTTTACGCGGTTCGCCAGAAGGTTAACGAAAACCCGTTATATGCCCCATCGTCTGAGCACGTTAATGTGCTGTTGACACGCACGGAAGACAGGCTAGTGTGGAAAACGCTAGCCGGAGATCCGTGGATTAAAGTCCTAACCAACATCCCAAAAGGTAACTTCTCAGCATCACTAGAGGAATGGCAGGCAGAACATGACGACATCATGAGACAACTAGAGAGACCAGGAGACGATGTTGACGAATTCCAGAACAAAGCAAACGTGTGCTGGGCTAAATGCCTCGTACCCGTGTTGCAAACTGCCGGTATCAGATTAACAGCTGAGGAGTGGTCCGCTACCATCAAAGCCTTCAATGACGACGCCGCGTACTCTCCTGAGGTCGCCCTCAATGAGATCTGCACCCGTATGTACGGCGTGGATCTGGACAGCGGACTGTTCTCTTCGCCGACGGTGTCCCTCTACTATTCGGACAATCACTGGGACAATCGTCCTGGGGGAAAGATGTACGGGTTCAATAGAGAAGCGGCTGCACGGATAGAGCAGAGGCACCCCTTCTTGGCAGGCAAGTGGCAGAACGGCAAACAGCTGGTTGTTGCAGAGAGAAAGGAACAACCTCTTGATGCTGCATGCAACATTATCCCCATTAATAGGAGACTACCGCACGCTTTAGTCGCCGAGTACAAACCACTGCACGGTGAGCGCGTGGAGTGGATGCTCCAGAAGATCAAGGGGTACCACGTGCTGTTGGTTAGCGAATACAACCTGGTTCTTCCCTCGAAACGCGTGACTTGGATAGCTCCTCTGCACGTCCGAGGTGCCGACAGGGTATACGACCTTAATCTCGGTCTACCAACTGATGCCGGGCGTTTCGATACAGTGTTCGTTAACATACACACCGAATACAGGTTACACCATTACCAACAGTGCGTCGACCACGCTATGAGATTGCAGATGCTGGGAGGTGATGCTCTGCGGCTCTTGAAGCCCGGAGGCACCCTGCTAATTCGCGCCTACGGGTACGCAGACAAGGTCAGTGAGTCAGTCGTACTGTGCCTCAGCCGGAAGTTTCAGAGCTTTAGGGTGCTACGACCTATGTGTGTCACCAGCAATACAGAGGTTTTTCTTCTGTTCCAAAACTTTGACAACGGAAAGCGCGTGGTGACATTACATCAGAACAACAGGAAGCTCACGGGGATATACAGCGGCGAGGCACTCCATACCGCAGGATGTGCACCCTCGTACAGGGTTAAGCGTGCAGACATCGCTACTAGCGAGGAAGAGGCAGTTGTAAACGCCGCCAACGCAAAAGGTAGACCGGGAGACGGAGTGTGCAGAGCCATCCACCGAAAGTGGCCTGAGGCCTTCGTGGGCGCTGCCACGGCGACCGGCACGGCAAAAACCATAAAGGTCGGACAGACATACATCATCCATGCCGTCGGACCGAACTTTTCCTCGACCCAAGAACAGGAGGGTGATAAGTTGCTGGCCGGAGCGTACCGAGCGGTAGCCGAAGAAGTAATTAAATACGGGTGCCGCAGCGTCGCCATTCCGCTGCTGTCTACGGGCATTTATGGCGGTGGTAAAGACCGAATGTACCAGTCGTTGAACCATCTTTTTACCGCGTTGGATGCGACCGACGCAGATGTGGTGATCTATTGCAGGGACAAGACGTGGGAGACGAAGATCCAGGAGGCGATAGATCGCAGACTGGCGGTGGAGCTAGTGTCCGATGAAATGGAACTGCAGACAGACTTAGTCCGCGTCCATCCCGATAGCAGCTTAGTGGGACGGCGGGGTTACAGCACTACTGACGGTAAGCTGTATTCATACCTAGAGGGCACCAAGTTCCATCAATGTGCCGTCGATATGGCAGAGATTCTGGTATTATGGCCGAACACCAGGGAGGCGAATGAGCAAATTGCATTATATGCCCTAGGAGAAAGTATGGACACTATAAGATCTAGGTGCCCAGTAGATGACAATGATTCGTCTTCACCACCGCGGACGGTGCCATGTCTGTGTAGGTATGCTATGACAGCCGAGAGGGTGACCAGATTACGCATGCACCATACTAAGTCGTTCACAGTCTGTTCTTCATTCCCCTTGCCTAAATACAACGTGGAAGGGGTTCAGAGGGTGAAATGCGAGAAGGTTCTACTGTTTGATCCGACGGTTCCTTCGCTGGTGAGCCCTAGGAAGTACGTGTGTAACACCACTATACAGGCCGATGATCTCTCCTCGATCACGGAGTGTTCCTTATCGTCACGTAGACCATCTGTCTCAATATCTGTCTCCTCCATTTCTACAACAGATTTCATGCCGCGAAACACTTCCGTGGACAACATACTACGGGTCATTGCCGAGATTCACCCTGTCCCAACCGAGGTACAGACGCTGCCTGTGCCCGAGCAAGGGGATGTCCCCTGCGGCACATTACCGGTGGAGCATCAAGCACCCGTGCCCCCTCCTAGACCGAAGCGCGCCAGGGCATTGGCGGCTGCCAGGATACCACCAGTTCCGGCGCCGAGACATTCAAAGGCACGTCCCGTTCCGGCCCCGAGGACCATTTTCAGAACCAGTAGGCCCGTTGTCCGAGCAGCCGTTGAACTACCATGGAAAATACAGGTTGTGCCTGGGCTGACTTTCGGCGATTTGCCGGAGCCCTCGAGCACACCAGCCGTTGAGCTGCCATGGGAGCCGGAGGAGTCGTCAGGACTATCATTTGGCGACTTCGGGACGTTCTGACTAGGACGAGCGGGTGCGTACATATTCTCATCGGACACAGGACCAGGCCACCTGCAGCAGAAATCGGTTAGGCAACACAACCTGCCTACCCACACACTTGACGAAGTGCCGATGGAAAAAACGCACCCGCCGACACTGGACCACGCCAAGGAAAAACTCCTGCTAGCAAGGATGCAGATGGCGCCAACGGACGCTAACCGCAGCCGGTACCAATCACGTAAGGTAGAAAACATGAAGGCAACGGTTGTCCAGAGACTGCAGAGCGGCGCGAAGTTGTATACAAGCTGCGACGCGGTGAGAGTGCCTACGTACGCTGTCAAGTACCCCAAACCGCTATATTCCGCTCCGGTGGTTAGGGCACTCCGGCGCCCTGAGACTGCGGTTGCGGCTTGTAACGAGTTCTTGACAAGGAACTACCCAACAGTGGCATCGTACCAGGTGACTGACGAGTACGATGCCTATCTGGATATGGTGGATGGATCGGAAAGCTGCTTGGACAGGGCTAACTTCTGCCCTGCCAAACTGCGCAGCTACCCGAAACATCACGCATACCATCAGCCAGCCATCAGAAGCGCCGTACCGTCACCCTTCCAGAACACACTGCAGAACGTACTATCGGCCGCTACTAAGCGCAATTGCAACGTAACGCAGATGAGAGAACTGCCTACTTTAGACTCTGCAGTGTTTAACGTGGAGTGCTTTAAGGCATTTGCGTGTAACAATGAGTACTGGAAGGAGTTCTCTGAGCATCCGATCCGAGTCACTACAGAAAACATCATGACTTATGTGACGCGCCTGAAGGGACCAAAAGCTGCTGCACTGTTTGCCAAGACTCACTCACTGGTCCCACTGCAGGAGGTTCCTATGGACAAGTTCATAATGGACATGAAACGTGATGTAAAAGTCACGCCTGGGACCAAACATACCGAGGAGAGACCAAAAGTGCAAGTCATACAGGCTGCCGAGCCACTGGCCACTGCTTACTTGTGTGGCATTCACCGGGAGCTGGTACGGAGACTGAATGCCGTCCTGTTGCCAAATATCCATACACTGTTTGACATGTCAGCCGAGGACTTCGACGCGATTATTGCTGAGCATTTCCACCCTGGAGATCGCGTGTTGGAGACCGACATTGCCTCCTTTGATAAGAGTCAGGACGACTCGTTGGCACTGACAGGACTAATGATACTGGAAGATCTTGGAGTTGACCAACCTTTGCTAGAGTTGATTGAGGCGGCCTTCGGAGAGATTACCAGCACGCACCTCCCTACTGGTACTCGGTTCAAATTCGGTGCCATGATGAAATCCGGAATGTTCCTCACTCTGTTCGTTAACACCATGCTCAACATCGTGATCGCTAGCAGGGTCCTCGAACGCAGACTGACTGAGTCCGCCTGCGCAGCTTTCATCGGAGACGATAACATCATACATGGCGTTACTTCTGACCCGCTCATGGCTGAGCGGTGTGCCTCCTGGATGAATATGGAAGTGAAGATCATCGACGCTGAAATGTGCGTGCGCCCTCCTTACTTCTGCGGTGGCTTTATACTGTACGACAGCGTGACTCAGTCTGCCTGTAGAGTGGCAGACCCGCTAAAGAGACTGTTTAAGCTGGGTAAACCGCTGCCTGCTGACGATGTGCAGGACGAGGACCGGAGGAGAGCGCTAGCGGACGAGGTCAAACGGTGGAGCCGCGTCGGATTGGTTGCAGAGCTGGAAACGGCGGTGTGTTCGCGGTATGAGGTGCAAGGTTGTGACAACATTGTCTCGGCCATGGCCACCTTCTCGCAGAACATACGCAACTTTAAGACACTGAGAGGTCCGGTAATACACCTATACGGTGGTCCTAAATAGATGTGCAGTTACAGGAGTATACACATCGAATAACTATCCCGAGACCATGAATTACATCCCGACGCAAACGTTTTACGGCCGCCGCTGGCGACCACGCCCGGCGGCCCGTCCATGGCCGGTGGCTATGCCACCAGCCCCTCTACCTGTTTTTGACCAGCAGGCGCAACAAATGCAGCAACTAATAGCAGCTGTCAATAACTTAACTATGCGGCAAGCAAGAGTAACTGCACCTCCAAAGCCGCTGAAGAAGAAGAAACAAGTGCCAAAGAAGAAAAACACACCGAAGAAGACGAAATCCGACACCAAGAAGAAACAACCGCCAAAGAAAGTTGTAAAGAAGAAGAAAGCCGGCCGCCGCGAAAGAATGTGCATGAAGATCGAAAATGACTGTATCTTCGAGGTGAAGTTGGACGGCAAAGTGACCGGTTACGCGTGCCTAGTCGGTGACAAAGTCATGAAACCAGCACACGTAAAAGGGGTGATTGACAACGCTGACCTCGCAAAGCTGGCGTTCAAAAAGTCATCCAAATACGATCTGGAGTGTGCACAGATACCGGTGCACATGCGGTCCGACGCCTCCAAATACACGCACGAAAAACCCGAAGGCCACTATAACTGGCACCACGGAGCGGTACAGTACTGTAATGGCAGGTTCACCATTCCGACTGGAGCCGGTAAACCAGGCGACAGTGGAAGACCCATTTTCGATAACAAAGGACGGGTTGTGGCGATCGTCCTGGGGGGAGCGAACGAGGGCTCGAGAACAGCTCTGTCGGTAGTAACCTGGAACAAGGACATGGTGACTAAGGTAACACCTGAGGGCACCGTGGAGTGGAGCGCGGCCGTTACTGCCTTGTGCGTATTGGCCAATGTGACATTTCCATGTGAGTCACCTGCATGTGCACCATGCTGTTATGAGCGTAGTGCCGAGAACACCCTAAGGATGTTGGAAGACAACGTAGAAAGGGCTGGGTACTACGACCTCCTGGAGGCCACTATGACGTGCAGGAACGGAACACGCCATCGGAGAAGTGCCGCAACCCACTTCAACGTGTACAAGGCTACAAGGCCATACTTTGCATACTGTGCCGACTGCGGGGAGGGACACGCATGCCACAGCCCTGTGGCAATAGAGTCCGTCAGAGCGGAGGCTACGGACGGAATGCTGAAGATACAGTTCTCCGCGCAGATAGGACTGACTAAGGCCGGAGCGTTCGACGTTTCGAAGATCAGGTATGCAGAAGGCCACGATATCGCTGAGACTGCCAGAAAGAACTTAGCCTTGTTTACTAGCGGACCTTGCGTGATCCACGGGACAATGGGGCACTTCATCATAGCCACCTGCCCACCTGGAAGACACATCCAGGTACAGATCACGGATGCAAATTCCGTGGTCCGCGCTTGCAAGATACAGTTCCATCACGAGCCCCACCCTGTCGGCAGAGAAAAATTTCAGGTGAGACCACACCACGGGAAAGAACTGCCGTGCACTACTTATCAGCAAACAACCGCGGAAACAACTGAGGAGGCAGACATGCACACGCCACCAGACACCCCCGACCGTACGTTGCTGTCTCAAGTGTTGGGCGATGTGAAAATCATGGTCAACGGTAAGAAGGTCAGATATCAGTGCTCATGCGGTGTCGGAAATACGGGAGTCACTTCGACGGACAAAACGATCAATTCCTGTAAGATTGAGCAATGTCACGCCGCCGTGACCAAGCACGACAAATGGCAGTATAACTCGCCTTTTGTGCCGAGAGCTGACCAGCTAGCCCGTAAAGGAAAAGTGCACGTACCGTTCCCTTTGACTGGAGTCACATGCCGAGTCCCCGTGGCACGCGAGCCTATAGTCGAGCACGGGAAGAGGTCTCTAACGTTACACCTACACCCGGACCACCCGACATTGTTCTCGTACCGCATGCTACAGGGAGATCCAGAGTTCCATGAAGAGTGGATCACTGCACAGGTATCTCGTACAATTCCGGTCCCAGAGACCGGAGTCGAGTACCACTGGGGTAACAACGACCCAGTCAGGCTCTGGGCCCAGATGACCACAGAAGGAAGAGCACATGGTTACCCACATGAGATCATTGCCTATTATTACGGAATGTACCCCGCCGGCACTGTGACGGCGCTAGCAGGAATGGGCGCAATAGTGCTCATCGCTCTGATGGGAGCAGTCTTCATGTGTTGTGTGGCGCGCAGACGATGTCTCACACCATACGCGCTGACACCAGGCGCTGTGGTCCCTCTGTCGCTCGGCCTCTTGTGCTGCGCACCTAGCGCTAGAGCGCAAGGCTTGACATCGGCGTTGGGCTACCTGTCGGACAACCGCATATTGCCGTGGTTAGAGCTTATGCTGCCGGTGGCAGGGTTGGTTGCGCTGTGCTGCTGCTGCCGTTACGCGTTGTGCTGCTCACGCAGTTTGACGATCTTGGCGCTGACTGGCGCCGGGCTGGCATGCGCACAGGCATACGAACATTTCGTCACCATCCCAAACCACGTAGGTTTTCCATACATGGCACACGTGGAGAGACCAGGCTATGCTCCTCTTACCCTGAAATTGGTCGTTGAGGAGACAAGCCTTGAACCTACACTCAATCAGGAATATATAACCTGTGAGTATAAGACCATGGTGCCTTCGCCCTACGTGAAATGCTGTGGTTCGACTGAGTGTCAAACCAAGGAACAGGCAGATTATCAGTGCAAAGTGTATACGGGCGTCTACCCATTTATGTGGGGCGGCGCCTACTGTTTCTGCGATGCAGAGAATAGCCAGCTGAGTGAGGCGTACGTCGTCAGATCCGAAATGTGTAAGCTCGATCATGCGGTTGCATACAGAGCTCACACGGCCTCACTTAAAGCCAAAGTCCGGGTTAGCATTGGTTCCGTTAACCAGACCGTGGAAACATTCGTAAACGGAGAGAGCAAAGCAAAAGTCTCGGGAATCAGTATGATTCTCGGGCCTGTATCTACGGCATGGACACCGTTCGACAACAAGATTGTCGTTTATAAAGATGAGGTGTTCAACCAGGATTTTCCACCTTACGGTTCCGGCCAGCCCGGGAGATTCGGAGACATCCAGAGCCGCACGACGACCAGCAAAGATCTGTACGCGAACACAGCACTGAAACTAGCTCGACCCTCAGCAGGCACCATACACGTCCCATACACACAGACGCCATCGGGCTTCAGGTATTGGCTGAAGGAGAAAGGCAGCGCTTTGAATTCCAAGGCACCTTTTGGGTGCATTATAAAGACGGGACCAGTGAGGGCTATGAACTGTGCCGTGGGTAATATTCCGGTGTCCCTTGATCTACCAGACGCCGTATTTACACGCATCACAGATTCCCCGGCCATAACAGAATTGACATGTACAGTGGCTTCGTGCACACATTCATCCGACTTCGGAGGAGTGGCTTCGCTTGCATTCAAGACAGATAAGGCAGGCAAGTGTGCGGTCCACTCTCACTCCAACGTCGCCACTGTACAAGAAGCAGATGTAGATGTACAGACCACCGGTAAAGTGGCTATCCACTTTTCTACTGCATCTGCCTCGCCGTCATTTACAGTGTCCTTATGCGCAGCCAGGGCCAACTGCAGGGCATCCTGCGAACCACCCAAGGACCACATCGTTCCGTACGCAGCGAAGCACAATAACGTGGTGTTCCCGGACGTGTCCGGGACTGCACTAGGGTGGGTACAAAAGGTGGCGGGCGGAACGGGCCTGATTCTCGCCGTCGCCCTGGTGGTATTACTCATCGTGACCTGTGTAGGGCTGCGCCGTTAAATAACATATAATAAAGCCTAAATCTAATAGAATCATGTTAATCATTCTAAGATAAGCACTAGTTAAATATTAGAGGTATCCTAAGTGTAAGCAGAAAACGGAAAATCAAGAAAAATTAAGGTAAGAAATAGGATCTAGGAATTTATGTTAATCATTTTAGGTTAGCATTATAGTAAGAATTAGGATCTAGGAATTTACATTAATCACTTTAGGTTAGTATCATGTTAAATATTAGAGGTATCCTAAGTGTAAGCAGAAAACAGAAAAATTAAGAAAAATTAAGGTAAGAATTAGGATCTAAGAATTTATATTAATCACTTTAGGTTAGTACCATGATTTAGAAATTATAGTGATCATTTTAAGCTAATTACTAGGTAAGTAACTGGTTAGTCTATCGGTAGCTTATGTATAAGTAGAAAAATGATAATAAAAGAAAAAATATAGAGTAGTATGTAGCTGTAAGTTGAAAATATTGGAAAAACTATTACGAGCATCTACCACCGACGCCTCATCGGCTTATAGGGCGTCATATAATTGAATTGATTATGCAATTGGAAAAACTTTAATCAGAAATATAATTGGACAACATTGGTTTTTAATATTTCCAAAAAAAAAAAAAAAAAAAAAAAAAAAA